AGTTCCTCTACTGCTGCTTCGAGTGCTACTAATCTTGCCTCTACTTCTACGTCATACTTTGACATGGAAGCACCGCTTGCAGACTTTCCTGCTGTTCCTTTTGCCATAATCTTAGAATGTTTCTTCTATTTAGTTCTATTATAGCAAGGAACATCTGCGGGATCAAGCCACTTAGTATATTCAAAGTCTTCCATTGCTGTTTCTAATTGATCTCCATTGTCACAGAGATACATGTCCTTATATCTTCCGGTGTCCTCGTTATATTTTTGTATTCTATAATCTGGGAATCCATTCTCAAGAATTCCCACGTCAACGTAACGATAGGGATAACGTTCGTGAATAACTGTTAGAGACATAATCCTCCTTTTACTTAATTACATTATAATATAGTTCAAGTTAATTACAAATTAATTTAATAATATCTTAACATTACTTTCTAATGATAAGAATATCACCTTCATCATCATCTTCATCATCAACACTAAAAACTAACAACTCTTCACCATTTTTCACATCTTTCATTTCCGGATGCACGTTTCTAGTAGGTTTATTAAACTCATTCAACGTAGCTTTCATTGTTGTGTACATAAATGCAAAAGTCATGCCCACCACCACAGCAAACATGACCAAATATAGTGCAACAGTGATCTCGTTCATCTAAAGAGTTTTTGGATTGGTACTTGTCTTATCTTATCTATGACATCACCCTCCACTCTATCAACTATTCTTTGAAGAATATCAATATCAATGTGCATAAATGGGGGAACAATACCTAATAATCTGAGTAACCCATCAACAAATAAGGCAAGTGCGGTGAATCCAAGAATCATACTTATAACAGTAGCATCACGATTATGCTTTGCCATTGATGCCTCATCAATCTTTCTTGCCTCATCAACTGCTTCTTTGACAGCTTCAGAGATCATAAAATCAACTTCCTCTTTTGTGTATGCTACCTTTCGGATTTTCTCTTCTGTCATAGAGATCTCAATTAAATCTGTGACGGGAAACTCCCTAATTAATGCTTTAATCATGTTATACCTCTATCTTACTTCAAAGTCAAGTTTTCTGATCTTTCTTTTCTTTCTCTTTTCATGAAAGGCAAGATCTTGTGCTGATAATTTGTGCTCATGTTTTTTCTTTTTAGTAAAGTTTAACATAATTACCTTAGTTAGGTCATTTGCAGTCACACGTTCATCAAAAACAGTGACCATGTTAGGACATCCGCACGTTATTGTCTTTCCAGGCCTGCCTTTGAGTTCTTTGTTACAGACTTTACACCTGACACTAATCCTCGTATTTAAATCCTTCTCTTCCATACTGATCCTCCAATCTTACGATGTCATCCTCTTTACAATCACCTAACTGAACCTCAACAAAAACTAAATGAGAATCTCTATCAGCTGTTGCACGATGTATTTGTCTTTTGTTTATAAAAAATCTTGATCCAATAGTTGCCTTAAAAGTATCATCTCCAACTCTTACTGTGCCAGTTCCACTCACTATAGTCCAATGTTCTTCTCTATCATTGTGATACTGTAGTGAAATTTGTTGTTGAGGTAGAATAATGATTCTTTTTACTTTATAGTAATCATCATCTAATATTGTTTCGTAGGTTCCCCAAGGTCTGTGAACTAGCATTATTTGCACCTATAGAAAAAAAAAACCATCTGCCCGACTCTTTCGAGTTGCATCTTAGGTTAAAAATAATAAGAGGGAGGTTGGATTCCTGTATACCAACAAATAACGGGCATTACTACAGTTAGTAAATACGTTATTGCCTGAGTCCTACTTGGTTGAGTAGTTCTGACATTCCTGCCAGCGAGCACCACCTCTGACTCATCACCTTAACCAGCGGTTGCCAGTAAGTTTATTCAGTCACTCCCATGTTGCGTCCAACAAATTAATTATACAACAAGGAAATTTATTTGTCAACCCCTTCGTCTTTATAGTATTCTGAAAGGTTTTCTAAGAACAAAACTTCGAGGTCATCATTGTCAGGTTCAACTTCAATCCATTCCTCAAATTCTTTGTATATCGCATTTTTATCAGCGACAGGTCTTGCTTTTTTTATCCGCTTC